AGCCTGCCCACCAAGCAGCAGGTGTTCGTGCTGGCCCACGAGATGGACCACCTGGTGTGCCGCCACCCGCAGCGGTTCCTCCACTACACCCGGCAGGGCCATATCAAGGGCAAGCCGGCGGTCCTCTCATGGGCCAACATATGCGCCGACTATGTGATCAACGCCAATCTGGTCGCCTCCAAGATCGGCGCGATCAACCCCGAGTGGCTGTATGATCCGACCATCAAGGGCACCGAGCTCTGGGAGGACGTATACGATCGCACGCTCAAGGTGATCCCGCCGCCCAAAGGGACCGCGGGCGGCGGCAAGCCGCGTCAGGGAGACCAGGGTAAGCAGGGCAACCCGCCGCCCGGTCAGCAACAGGGTCAGGGCAACCCGCCGCCCGGCCAGGACCCAGGCCAGGGACTGGGCCAGGGCGGCGCCCAGGAGGCCACCACAGAGGTTCCCGGGACCTGCCAGTGGAAAGACGGCGGCAAGTCCATCCGGGGCGCCAAGGGCGATCCGATGGCCGCAGCACGGGGGGGCAGCTTCGATGAGCTCCTGCCGCCACCGGTCGACCCGGTGACCGGGGCGGAGGACCTGCCCGACGAGGCCGAGTTCCGCGAGGAGATCACCCGCGCGGCCGCGGCCGCCAAGGCGATGGGCAAGCTGCCGGATAATATTCAGCGCCTGGTGGAAGAACTGCTCACCCCGCAGGTGGACTGGCGCGAGCACATCAGGATGCTGGTCACCGGCAAGATCGGCGCCCGCCATGAGACCTGGGCCAGGCCCAACCGGCGGAGATTGGTGCTCAACCCGATCGTCATCACGCCCGGCCGGAAGGGCTATGGCGCCGAGTGCGTGGTGGTCGCGGTGGACACGTCCGGCAGCATAGGTGGCCGTGAGCTCGACGCGTTCTTCGCCGAGGTCGGTGGCATCCTCAACGACTGCAAGCCGCGCAGGATCATCGTGATCGGCTGCGACGCCCGCGTGTCGCAGGTGGACGAGGTGCGCTCGCTCGACGAGTTCGAAGGGCTGCGCGCCAAGGGCATCAAGGGGGGCGGCGGGACCCGGTTCGAACCCGTCTTCGAGTACGTCACCGAGCACGAGCTCCGGCCGGAAACCCTGGTCTACCTTTCTGACGGTCTAGGAAGCTATCCCAGCGAAGCGCCCCCTTACCCAACTGTCTGGACGTTGACGACGGACGTTGAACCACCGTGGGGTGAGGTCGTCAGGATCAGCCTCGACTCTTAGTCTGTTACCACTGTCGTAAATGGAGGATCTGCCGTGGCCACCTCGCTCGTCGAGGCGGCCGCTGCGCAGGTGCAGCTGATCACGCGCGCCGCGGAGCGGGCCCATGTCAAGGGCTACTTCGCGGTGGTGCACCAGCTGAACCCCGACGCGCGCAGCGACCGCCACTTGTATTCGTATTTCGCCGGCGCGCTCACCCGCTGGGCGCGCGACTGGTGCGTCGCGCATCGCCGCTATTGCATCGTGGTGGACATCTTTCCGGGCCGCCAGGGCGTCCTGGATGACACGCTGATCTTCAAGCTCAAGATCCCACGGCGCAAGCCGCTGCAGCCGATCATCGTGGCGCTGCAGCTCATGTCCAAGAAAAAGGCCAAGCGCTGGGCTCCGGCCGAGGGCACCGGCACGCTGATCATGGTGCCGTTCACCGACTACATGGAGTTCGCCGGCGAGGGTCGCGAGGCGCTCGAGGTGGCGATCGCGGTGCTCGACATGGCGCACCATCGCGCGATCCTCACCGCGCGCAATACCGAACCCGAGACAGAACCAGAAAAGGAGTAAGCCATATGCCCAACTGGCCGCTCGCCACCCGCATCCGCAATCACGTCCAGGCCGTGGGCCTGCGCTACGCGATGCGCCCCATGGACCTGGCGCGGGCGGACTTCCCGCTAAGCGTGGGGGAGATCCAGGACCATCTGACCGGGCTCACCCAGGACCAGATCGCCATGCTGCGCCGGCTCGACGCCGAGGGGGTCAAGACCATCGAGCACCATCGGGAGTTACGCCTGGCGTTCCTGCGCGAGAAATTCCCCGAGCTCCGCCGCGCCCTGGTGTTACACCTGCGGGTGCCGCAGTCGGTGTTCGTGGGGCGCGGCACCCAGTGGAACATCAGCACCACCAAATTCGACATCAATGAAAATCACTACCTGGTGCCCGACCCGGATTTGACCGGCATGAGCCCCGAACTCCGCGCCAGGCTGATTCCCTGGCTCGAAGGTTTTCTGCGTCAGCGACGGTTGTTCGAGATCACGGAGAACGTGCTGGGTGAGCTGATCGTCAACGACGAGAAAATCATTCCCACCGCGGCGCATCTGCATGCGTTCTGGCCCCTGGCGACCACGCTCGTGGACCCGTCGCGGGAGAACTACCCCAGCGATCGTGAATATCTCGCCAAGTGGGTGGCCCGGTTCCAGGCCCCGACCCGTTCGCTCAAGCCCTACAAGCCAGACCCGGACGTGAAAAACAAATGGGCCAAGCTCATCCTGGCCGCCGAGTCACAGATCGTCGCCGGCAGGATGCTCCCGAGCGCGGTCTCGGCATTCAATCTCCGCGAGGACATCGTCCCGGCGATCGAGCACTGGGAGCGCCTCCAGGGTGACGTCACATTCCCCTTGCCTGAATAGGGGGTGTGCACTACCGTCGTAAACAACCGAGGACAAGCCCCGATGGCCATCGTGGCAGTGGATTTTGAAACCTATTGGGCGAACAACTACTCGCTCTCGCGCATGCCGGAGGTGGACTACCTCCTGGATCCGCGGTTCCAGGTGATCATGGTCACGCTGAAGGTGGGCGACAATCCCACCGAGGTTTACACAGAGCTCCCGCGCATCCGCGAGGCGCTGGCCGCGATCGATTGGGATAACAACTCGCTTCTCTCGCACAACATTCGCTTCGACGGCGCGATCCTCGCATGGCACTTCGGCCACGTGCCCAGGCTGTACCTGGACACGCTGAGCATGGCGCGTGCCATGACCCATCCTTTCCTCGGTTCGTCGAAGCTCGAGGCGGTGGCCACGGGACTGGGCCTGCCACCGAAGGGCGACGAAGTGCTGCGCGCCATCGGCAAGCGCCGCGAGGACTTCACCGACGCCGAGCTCGCTGCCTATGCCGAGTACTGCGCGCGCGACACCGAGCTCTGCCGGATGATCTTCGATCGGTTCCTGGCGGCGGGCTTCCCGCACAGCGAGCTGCGGGTGATCGATCTCGCCACGCGCATGTTCATCGACCCGCAGGTCCGGCTCGATGCACACAAGCTCGCTGAATACCACAACCTCGTGCTCGCCGAGAAGCACGCCTCGCTGCAGCGCATCGAGTACATGGACAAGAGCGTGTTCGCCTCCAACGAGAAGTTCGCCCAGCTGTTGGAAACCCAGGGCGTCGCGGTGCCCACGAAAATTTCCCCCACCACCGGGCAGCTGACCTGGGCGCTGGCGCGCGGTGACCGTGAATTCAAGGAGCTCTGCGCCGATCCCGAGCAGCCACCCTACGTGCAGGCGCTGCTGGCGATGCGCCAGGGTGTCAAATCCACCATCGAGGAGACCCGTACCGCGACGATGCTCAACCTGTCACAGCGCGACTGGGGCACGCGCGGGTCGGGCTGGATGCCGGTGCCCTATACGTATTATGGCGCGCATACCGGGCGCTTCTCCGGCACTGGCGGGTATAACTTCGCCAACCTCAAGCGCGGCTCACCCATACGGGACGCGATCGTCGCCCCCGAAGGCTGGCGCATCGTGCACCGCGACGCGAGCCAGATCGAATGTAGATTGCTGGCGTGGCTGGCCGGCTGCACCAAGCTCACCACCGCGTTCGCCGAGGGGCGCGACGTGTATTCCGAGTTCGCCACGCGGTTCTATGGGCAAATCGTCACCAAAGAGGACGTGCCGCGGCGGTTCACCGGCAAGACCGCGGTGCTCAGCCTGGGCTATGCCGCCGGCGCGGCGCGGTTCCGCCACGCGCTGTTCATCGGCCAGGGCGGCGTCTCGGTCGAGCTCACCGAAGCCGAAGCGCAGAACCTGGTCGCCTTCTATCGCCGCGAGTACCGGGAAATTCCGGCGCTCTGGGAGCTCGCCGAGCACGCGCTGCTGCGCATGATCCAGACGTTCGGCCGCCACACCGGGCGGCGCGAGTTCGATCCCGACACGCGCTTGCCCATCGTCGAGGAAGCGATCGAGGCGCTCTATCTGCCCAACGGCATGGCGCTGCAGTACCCCGACATCTGGCTGGATCCGACCACCGACGAGATCAGCTACAAGGACCCTTACGCCGGGCGTAAAAAAATCTATGGCGGCAAGCTGGTAGAGAACGTCACCCAGGCGCTGGCCAGAATAATCGTCACCGACATCATGCGCCGGGTGCACCACGCCACCGGCATCCGGCCGTTCATGGGGACCTATGACAGTTGGGATTATGTGATTCCAGCGAGTGAGGCGCCGATGTTCGATGAGCTCCTGGCCGCCGAGTTCTGCATCGGCCCGCTCTGGACTATCGGGCTGCCACTCGCGAGTGAGGGCGGCTGGGGGAGGACCTTGCTCGAGGCGGAGCGGAGGGAGAACCGGTGAGCGATTTTGTCCCGGACACAACCGGTCACGCCGAACTCAGAATGACGCAGGCCGCGCTGAAGAAGCTCGTTTCCGGCGACGACGAGATGACCACGCGCATCAAGGCCATGCTGGCGTCGATCCCGGACCCGCCAAACAAAGGCACGCTCACCCGCGCCACGACCTTGCTGCGCTTCTTTGAGGCGGACACGCGGGAGAAGGTGCGGGCGCTGGACAAATTCGAGCTGCTGCGATGCCCGAACATGGGCCACAAGACGGTCGACTGGGTGGTCACTGCGGTGGCCGGCGTCCCGTTCATCAAGAAGCGGCCAGGGAAGTCAGCGCGGGCGAAAGGGCCCCGCGGCTGGCAGCAGAAATATCTGGCGATGCGGGAAGCCTGCGCCATGATACAGCACGAACAGCACGCGAGAGCCGCCGAGATCCGCCGCCTCGAGACCCACCTCGCCGACGCGCGGAACTACAACCTGCGCATGTCGAAGACCATACAAGATCTGGTCGCGGCCTATTACCGCCTTGAAGGCAAACTGCGATCGCCGGTGGGAGAAGAATAGGAAGGGAGCAAGTCAATGACCTTGGACGAATACTACAAGCGCCTGGTCATGAGCGCTGCCGCCAGGCATCTGGACTGGGTGTACCCCGTGGTCAATCGTCTCAAAGAACTGAGAGACGAGGGCTACGATGTGACGCCCTTCTTGACCGAAATCGAGGTGCCGAAGGCCAAGCCGAAAAACGAGAACCTCCTATGGACCGATAAGGAGCGTATCCGCAACGCCGCATGGCTGGATAGCGGCATGACCCCGGCGGAGATCGCCGAGCAACACACCGAGCGCTCATTAGGCGCGCTCATCCACGAGATCGCTGCCGGCCGCATTCCTACGAAGATCTACGTTTATATGCCGCATCCGGCGAGATCCGCCGCTATGAAGCGTAAGCACCAGGCGAACGGCAGCGCCCCGGTGCCCGCGCAGCCGCCGCTCGCCCTTCCCGTGCCGCTCGATATCGAGGCAGAGCTTAATAAGCTGATGGCTGACCCTGAGTGAGCGAGTGAGCGCCGAACATGAGCTTCACCATCACCACTCTCGTCCGCGCCAAGATGACCGATCAGACGACGGGTGAGCTCCGCTATGTGGTGTTCATGTGCGGAGATAACCCGACACCGGAGGATGTCGAGCTGTTCGCGGAATTCAATGATTATGCTGTTCCCGACTGGTACGAGGTAGTGGCTTATACGCCGGCCGGTGGAATCGAAATCACCCGGCACTATCTGAGGTCCTGAACGAAAAGCGAGTTCCGAACGATGAGCGTTACGACCGACGTAAAACCCTTCGCCTGGTCTTACAGCCAGCTGAACAACTACGAGACCTGTCCGCGCCGCCATCAGGCCTACTCGGTCACCAAGGAGGTCGTCGAACCGGAGAGCGATGCGATCCGCCAGGGCAAGCTCTTGCACGCCGCGTTCGAGAAGCGCGTCGCCACGGGCGAGAAGCTGCCTCTGGGCATGGGCATGTATGAGAGCATGCTCGCCAAGCTCGCCAGCGCGCCGGGCCTGGTGAATGCCGAGCAGCGGCTCGCGCTCAGCGCCACGTTCGAACCGGTCGCCTGGTTCGCCAGGCCCGCGTGGTTCCGCCAGATCATCGACTATTCGAACATCCGCGAGGACGGCCTCGCCATCGTGATCGACTACAAGACCGGCAAGCCCAAGGAGGACCTGACCCAGTTACAGTTGTCAGCGGCCACCGTGTTTGCCCACGACCCGAGCGTGTCGCAGGTACGCACCGCCATGCTGTTCGTGGGCTACGACCACATCGAACCGGCCACCTTCACCCGCGCCGACCTGCCCGCGATCTGGGCCGGCATCCTGCCCCGGGTGAAGCGGCTGGAGGAGGCCCGCGCGATGGACGACTTCCCGCCCAACCCGGGGCCGCTCTGCCGGCGCTACTGCGGCGTGCGCAGCTGCGCCTTCTGGGGGAAATGATGGTGGGTTTTTGGCCGATGGGCATGCCCGGCGGGCTGGCGAACGCACCTGATTACCTGCTTCAGCAGGCGCAGAACAACGTCGGGCTGGCGGCGCAGGCTGGGTCTCGCTGCAGGATCTCGGTCTCGGCACGCGACGCCAAGGTGCACAAGCAGATCGCCAAGCTGATCGATGCCCTCCCCATGGCGATCGCCATGCATATCGCGTCGGTGGATTTCTATGTGGAGTCCAAGGATGAGCCCGCGAACTTCACCATCGTGTTCGACAACCGGCGCACGCTCGTGTTCGAGGACATCAACGAGTTCCCCTCCGATGCGCATATCGCGCGCATCGCGCTCGACTGTCCCTGACCGTGGCCCGGCTCATGGTGGAGACCGGGCCGCTGATCGCGCTGCCGATCGAGCGCGATGCGCTGGAACGCCAGCTGGGTGCGGCGATGATGGAGAAGATCAAGCTGGTGGGCTACACCAACGCGCACAAAATCCTGGTCCGCTTCTGGGACAACTCGGCGATGGAGTTCGAGATCGACGAGTGGTTGAGCGATCTCTGTATCGCCCGCCTGGCGCTCGAGTGTCCCTGACATACCGGAGCACACGTCATGACACCGGAAGGAAAGATTAAAGCTAGGATCAACAAACTTCTTGATTCCTATGAGGGTCATATGTATAGGTATATGCCGGTGCCGTCAGGCTACGGCAAGCAGTCCGTCGACTACCTGGTGTGTGTCGACGGGCTCTTTGTGGGCATCGAGGCAAAGAAGCCGGGCGAACGACCGACCGCGCGACAGGACGGTGTCCTCGAGGACATCCGTGCTGCCGGCGGTTCGACGTTCGTGGTGAACGACGACGCGAGCCTGGAGGTGCTGGAGCGGTTCCTGCACGACGTGATCAAGTGGGGGTATCCCGATGGACGCTGAAGCTCAGGACGAACGGATCGAGCGGCTGGAGGAAGCGCTCCAGCGCATCGTCCGCTGGTCGGAGGCGTATCCCCTCAAAGTGTTCCCCGAGCCGGACGACGCCTACTACAAGGCCGCCCATGAGGTGCTGAGGGCCAACGGCATGACGCTGGACCGCCTGTCGGCGGCAACCATGCGGCATGTGGTGCAGGGCGTGGGCAGGATCGCAAAGGATGCTCTGAATGAATGCTGAAACACCGGTCACCTTCGTGACCCAGAACGGCCAGCACGTCGTGGTGCCCTGGCATGCCGGGCTGGCCAACGCGGTGCCGCACGCCCGCGAGTTCGTCTACCAGGGCACGCGCATGATCGTGCTGCCCAACGGCCACGATGAAGCACGGGTCGCGCGCAACCTCGGGATCCCCGTGCCGGCGCCGATCCTTACCCGCTACGACTGGCTGGGCAGCCAGCCCTGGGAGATCCAGAAGATAACCGCGGCGCTGCTCACCGAGAGCGAGCGGGCCTACGTGCTGAGCTCCATGGGGACCGGGAAAACCCGCGCGGTGCTGTACGCCGCCGACTACCTGATGCGCCAGGGGCTGGCGAAGCGGATGCTGATCATCGCGCCCCTGAGCACGCTCACTCCGGTATGGGAACGCGAGTGCTTCAACCTCATGCTCAAGCGCCGCGTCACCGTGCTCTACGGCGCGAAGGACAAGCGGCTGAAGCTGCTCGCCGAGAACCATCCCATCGCGATCATCAACCACCACGGGCTCAAGGTGATGGGCGCGGCGATCGAGCAGGCCGGCTTCGACATCGTGGTGATCGACGAGCTTGCCACCTTTCGCAACCGCCAGACCGACCTGTGGCGCTTCGCTACGACGGTCGTAAACGCCCCGTCCACCAGGTTCGCCTGGGGGCTCACCGGCTCACCCACGCCGAACCTGCCGACCGACGCCTGGGCGCAGGTGAAGCTGCTCACACCCAACCGCGCGACGCGCACCTTCTCGCAGTTCCAGGACATGACCATGCAGAAGGTGTCCACCTTCCGCTGGGTGCCCCGCCCGGTCGCCAACCGGCTCGTGCGCGATGCGATGAACCCATCGGTGCGCTACACCCGCGACGACGTGATGGAACTGCCCGAGTGCTCCTGGGTGGACCGCCAGGTCGCGTTGGACAAGCAGGCGGGCGACGCCTACCGGCTGCTGTATGCCAAGGCGCGGATGATCTCCCAGCAGGGCGAGGCGATCACCGCGGTGAACTCGGCGGTGCTGCAGAACAAGCTCTTACAGGTCAGCTGTGGGTTTATTTATACCGACAAAAAGACCGTCTACGCCCTGCCCTCCAAGGGCCGGCTGGACGCGCTCGAGGAAGTGCTGGCCGAGACTGATCGCAAGGTCCTGGTCATGGTGCCGTTCCTGCACGCGCTGACCGGTGTGGCGACGCACCTGCGCTCCAAGGGCCACGACATCGCGGTGGTGCACGGCGGCACATCGCGCGGCGTGCGCGACAAGGTGTTCACCGACTTTCAGACCAAGCCCTCGCCGCGCATCATCGTGGCGCATCCGCAGTGCCTCGCGCACGGGCTCACGCTCACCGAGGCGAACACCATGATCTGGTATTCACCCACCAGTTCCAATGAGATTTATGAACAAGCGTGTGCCCGGATCAATCGCCCGGGACAGACGTCCAAGACCCTGATCGTGCACATGATCGGCACCCCGGTCGAGCGCATGACCTACCATTGCCTGCGCACCAAGGCGAAGATGCAGCAGGCGCTATTGGACCTGTTCGCCAACAACAAAACCTAGGAGTGAGCCATGTCTGACACCCAGACGATCGCACCGCCGCGCCCGGTCATGACCGTGGACACGATGATCCAGAACTACCTCCGATTGCGCGATCGCAAGAAGGAGATCGAGTCACGCCACAAGGCCGAGCTCGCGCAGTACAAGATCACCATGGACCAGCTCGAGGGCTGGCTCCTGGAGGCGATGCACCAGACCGGGCTCGACAGTATGAAATCGCCGCACGGCACCGCGTTCAAGACCACGCGGACCTCGGCCAGCGTGCGCGACTGGACAGCCACGCTGGCCTACATCCGCGCCAACGATGCCTGGCAGCTCTTGGAAGCGCGGGTCTCCAAGCTCGCGGTCCAGGATCTCATCAAGGACACCCAGAAGCCGGTGCCGGGGGTTGAAACCTCGAGTGAAGTTTGCGTGAATGTGCGCAAGGCGGGTGAGCAGCCAACCGGCAAGTGACCTCTCTTTACGACTGTCGTAATGAACCCCGTGACGAACCCAATGGGAGTAAGCCTTATGAATCAGCTTGTTAACATCCAGCTCGGCGCCCGCCCGGCGCATCTCAGCCAGGCGGACACCTCGATCAACCGCAACGCCGCGAACTGGGCGTCCGGCTTCCCGGTCATGTCGCTGCGCGGCAAGGTCTGGCGGGTGCGCCAGGGCGGCACGGAGACCGACATCACCGGTCCCGGCCACGGCGGCGCGGAGGTGCCGGTGCCGGTGCTGCCGGTGGTGATCGTGGGCATCGCCTACGGCAACGCCAAGCAGTTCTATCTGGGCGGCTACGACGAGAACCAGCGCGGCCGGCGGCCGGACTGCTTCTCGATCGACGGCGTCACCCCGGACGCCGCCGCCGCCAACAAGCAGCACCCGAACTGCGCCACCTGCCGCCACAACCAGTGGGGCACCGCGACCAACTCGCCCTCGGGCAAGGGCAAGGCGTGCCGCGACCACAAGCGGATCGCCATCGTGCCGGCCGGCGACATCGACAACACCACCTATGGCGGGCCGATGCTGCTCGCGCTGCCGCCGATGAGCGCGCCCAACCTCAAGGCCTACTGCCTCACCTTGGAACGGTTCGGCGCGGCGGCGAACCAGGTGGTGACCCTGCTCGCGTTCGACCCCAGCGCGACCGCGCCGACCGTCACCTTCACCACCAACGAGTGGCTGTCGGCGGCTGACTACGCCCGCGTCGCAGCACTCGGCGCCTCCGATCAGGTGCACCAGATGCTGGAGCAAGAGTGGGGCGACGCTGAAGACGCCAGCCCGGCGTCTGCCCCGGCGGGTGGGGTCAACCTGCCATCCCGGCCGGCTCCGGCGTCGGCCCCCGCAGCCAGCGGGATCGACTACGCCCAGGCAGCGAAGCAGGTGGCGGCCCAGACGGCAGCCGCCCAGGCAGCGGCCCAGCAGGCAGCGGCCCAGCAGGCAGCGGCCACCCAGGCAGCGGCCCAGGGAGCCCCGCCACGGCGTCCTTCGCCGTTCGCCATGGCAGCAGCGGCCCAGCCGCAGCCGGCGCCTCAGACGGCTCCCCAGGCGGCTCCTGCGGCCACTCCCGCGGCAGCCCACGGCGAACCCGCCCAGGACGTACAGTCCGCCCCGGCGACGGTCGTACAGGGCGCACCGGCGAACATGCAGGAGGCGATCGACAAGCTGCTCAACGGCTGACGTGTCTCGGCGGGCGTCGGGTCACTCCGACGCCCGTGTTCTTTGTTCGGGAGATGCGTCGTGGACACGGATCAATTCCTCGCCCGCGTGCTGCCACCGGTCGGCAGCTATCAGACCCTGGTCTGGTCGAACCTGTTCAAGGGCAAGAAGTATTTTCACACCCGGTCCTACCCGCTCGGCCAGCACGCCGCGATGGCGGGCATGGCGGACTACCTCGCGCGCCGGGGCTGCGACGTGTACCACGCGCTCGCTTCGTTCACGACCGGCGAGATCAAGGCCGACCGCCAGGGCCGGCAATACATCGAGGCGTCGCGCGTGGTGCCGAATGCGCACTCGCTCAAGGTGTTCATCGTCGACTGCGACGTGATGCGCCAGGACGATACCAAGAAGGGCTTCGCGTTCCCCGACCGGCTCGCCGCCCTCGCCTGGATCCACGACTTCATCACCAGGATCCAGCTGCCGCCGCCCAACCTGGTGGTCGATTCCGGGCACGGGTTTCACTTCTACTGGACACTCGCCGACGCGCTGCCGGTCGCGCAGTGGCAGCCGCTCGCGGCCGCGCTCAAGGCGGCGCTGTTGGCGCAGGGCTGGCAGGGTGACACCGGCCCCACCGTGGATGCCGCGCGGATCCTGCGTCCGCCCGGCACCGTCAACCTGAAATCCGGCACCGCCGTGCCGGTCACCGTGGCCGGCGCCGGCGCCGCCGACTATCCCAACGCGACGATCATCCAGGCGCTCGCCCCCTATATCGGCCAGCACGGGCGCGCCCACGCCACGGGTACGCACGGTGCGACCCATGGCGGTACGTCCAGTGCGCACGCGCCGGCGTCCGCCTCCGTGCATCCGCTGGGTCCGCGGCCGGCCGGGCTACCGCCGCCCGATCCCGCGCTCGCCAGCAATGCCGCCGCCGGCGTCGTCCAGCGGCCCTACCGCTTCGAGAACATCCACCCGGCGTGCGAGCAGCTGAGGCGCACCTGGGAGACCCACGGCGCGGACCAGTCGCGTGATCACTGGCGGCTCGGCGATCTGGTTTTACTGGCGCACTGCGTCGACGGCGACGCGCACGTCCATCGCATCAGCGACGGCTACGCGGGCTACACCGACGCCGAAACCGAGCGCGAATACGCCGGCGCGAAACAGGCCGCCGGGCAGGGCATCGGGCCGCCGCTGTGCACCAGCTACGACGCTTACCGGCCCGGCGTGTGCGCGGGCTGCAAGTGGCACGGCAAGCTCGCCTCGCCGCTCACCCTGGGCCTGCAGGACCACGACCTGCCGGCGAACTATCGCCGCGCGCTGAACCCGGCGCGCATCGAGGTGCTGTCGGGTTCGGGGAAGGACGAGCGCTGGGACACGCTGATCCTGGGCGATGTGCACACGCCCTTGGTGCAGGAGCTGCCGGGCGGCGGCCACGAAATCATCTTCACCTACGTGCTGGGCCCCAAGGAGTACGTGCTGGCGGTGCGCGACTACACCGTCGGCAGCCCGGTGAACCTGCAACCTCTGCTCGCCAAGGATGGCATCACCTGCACCCGCCACGAGGCGGACGGATTGGGAGGGCTCGCGGTGGCCTGGATCAACAAGCTGCGTTCGGCGGGACAGGTGCACGACCAGCTGATCGCCCGGCCGTTCGGCTGGAACTTTCTGAACGGCGCCTGCACCGGGCTGGCGATCGGCGGTGTGCTGTATCGCCCCGGCGGCATGGTGGAGCGCGTCGCCTGCGATGATAAAAAACTGGCCGCGACCTACCGCCCGATGGGCGAGCTCGCGGTCTGGCGCCGGGCGGCGCATCTGTTCGAGGGCAAGCGGCCCGATCTGCAGGCGCTGATCGCCTGCGCGTTCGGCGCGCCGTTGATCTCGCTCACCGGCGACGTGCGCGGCATGACCCTGAATTTCTGGTCAGCCGGGTCCGGCATCGGCAAGAGCACCGCGATCAAGATCGGCCAGAGCGTGTGGGGCAACTACACCGCGATGCAGAGCATGCGCGATACGCCCAACAGTGTGATGCGCTCGCTCGCGGGACCCAGGGTTTTGATCCGCTACTGGGACGAATTCCGGATCACCCGCGACCGCCAGGGCGAGTTCGTCGAGCTTGTCTATACACTGCCGCAGGGCAAGGAACGCATGCGGCTGATGGCGGACATCACCATCCGCGAGACCGGCGAGTGGGACACCATGCTGGCGATGACTTCCAATAAGTCCCACGCCGACGTGCTCTTGCTGGACAACGACGGCACCGATTCCGGGCTGCTCAGGTTGCTCGAGATCGAGATGGACAAGCAGATGATGCCGTTCGACGCGGCCGCCGGGCCGCTGATCAAGGCCACCGAGACCAATTACGGCCACGCCGGAAGAATATACGCCGCCTATCTCGGCGCCCAGGTGGACGCGGTGCGCCTGCAGCTGGCCGCCGTGAGCGAGACCCTGGGCAGAGACCTGAACCTGCAGCAGGACGAGCGCTACTACGCCGCGGCGATCGCGACGATCGTGGTGGGCGCCACCATCGCGTGCCACCTGGACCTGTTCGCCTTCGACGTGCACGCGATCTATGACGTGCTGAAGCGCGCGGTGATCGCCTCGCGCAGCGCCCGCCAGGTGCGCACCGTGGTCACCGGCGCCGGGCGCTACGAGCTCGGGCCGATCATGGCGCAGTTCATCAACGCGATGGGGGATCACCTGATCCGCACCGACGTGCTGGCCACCGCCGGCAGCGGCAAGGTCACCCCGATCGTCACGCCCAAATCCTCCAGCATCATCAAGGCGCAGATCGCCGAGAAGGCCGGAATGATCCGCTTACACAGAGAGGAGTTCTTTCGCTGGCTGGCGGTGCGCAACCTGCCCTCGGCGCCGGTGCTCGATCAGATGGGCCAGGACTGGAACGCGCGCCAGAAGCGCGCCGCGCTGGCCGGCGGCACCAGCTACGCCACCGGGCAGCTCTGGGTGGTGGACGTGCCCCGGGGCGACCCGGAGCTCGAAGCCTATTTCGACACCGGGGGCAGACCATGAACGACATGATGTTTACGCCGGGCGTAAACTTCCGGCTGGACGCCGAACGCAAGCAGCGGGCTTATGCCGAACAACGCAGGATCCATACCGACACGCAGTTGCGCGCGTTCATGGCCTGGCAGGCCGAGGTCACGGCGGTGCGGCGGCGCCTATTTGGGCTGATTGCGGCACGTTCGCGAACGCGCCCGCCTGCCCCAGAGTGCGTGCCGCTTTCGCTGGCAGCTTGAGCCCGAACGGTTCCCGCGCCTGCTTGCGCCGGCTCGCCTCGTCGCGCAGCAGCTGGTCGACGGTGATCGCCATGCCGCGATGCATGGGATCGGCGTTGAACTGATTGATCTCGCTCTGGATCGCGTGACGGTCGATCGGCGTGGCGGCCAGGTAGCGGTTCACCAGGGAACTCCGCGCGCTCTGGGCTTCCTCGCGCGCCTCGAGCGCCGCGTTGCGCCCCTCGCGGAACTCGGTGACGACGCTCGGCTGGAAGCCCAGCGCCTGGGCGGCGACGCCACCGGTGCCGATCGCCTCAGGCGGAAGGATGGTTTTGCCGGTGCTGTCGGTGACGCCCTGCTGCGAGAGCTTGTAGGCCTTCTCCATGTCACGGATCGGCCGCGGCATGAGCGACTGCAGCCCGGACATGACATTGCCCTGAAACATCTTGGACGCGCCGTCCCACATCGAGGCGAGGTTCTCGCCCGTGGCACCGGTGGCCAGCCCCAGCAGCACCTGCCCCGCGCCCTTGGAATCGAAGCTGTTCAGTTCGGGGATTTCGAGCAGGTTGCTCAAACCGACGCGGCGGTGCACGTCGATGCCGAGCGCGTGCGGCAACCCGCGCGCGATGAGCTCGCCCCATTCGGGGCCGAACACGTTCGGGTCGGACAGGAAGCCACGCAGATCGTTCTGGTAATCATGCGGCTTCTTGGCGCCGGTGATCATGTCGTAGGCGCCCATGATGTAGCGCAGTGCATCGGTGGTGGGCAGCCCGAGCACGCCCGCCATCATCGCGTGCGTCGCCAGCAATCCGGCGAACGCCTTGCGCGCCTCCCAGCGTTCGGCCGAAGTCTTCGACCCGTCGATCGCGTCGCGGCCCAGATTGGCCATGACGGTATACATATGAAGCCCGTAGTTTTTGAACTGCATCAGCGGCGAACCCAACGGCCCGAGGACGCCGCGCTGGGTCGCGATGCGCGCCTTGTTGGCGGCGTTGTAGTTGGGCATCGCCTTGCGCGCGAACTCGACGCCGGCCTCGACCGCTTTGCCCACGTCCTTGGAGCGCGCGAATTCCAGATCGAACGCGGCCTTGGCGATGGCGAGCTTGTTCATCGCGTCCACCGAGTGCGCCGAGGCGGCATTGATATTATAGAACCGCTGCCAGACCCGCGACGCGGCGCCCCCGGTCAGCCCGCTCGGGTTGGCCTGCATGCGCAGATCGTTGAGCACGGTGTGATCGACCAGGCCGGCGCGCTCCAGCCGGACGAGCAGCTGCTCCATCCCCGCTTTGTTCGCCCCCTTGGCGATCAGCCGGTCGCGCATCACGGTGAGGATGTTCCAGTCCTTCTGGGTGAGCTCACCCTTGACCGCGCGCAGCGTGTTCCCGGCCCCCTTGCCCAGAGCACCCGGCGCGGTGTGCATCAGCGCGCGCGTCAGCATCAGCGACGCCCGCGTGTAGCCGTAGCGTGCGCCTAACAACGCGAGGGAATTGGTATGCGCCTCCATGGTACTCGTGAGCATGTGCGAGGGCGACATCAGTGCCAGGGCGTAGGAGAGCTGGTTGGCGGTCGAGGCGACCTTCTGCAGGGGGTTGTCGAGGTCCTCGACCCGCGCGGAACGCTTCTCAACCTCGCGCACCACGGAATCGGTGGTGACATCGTTGGCCTGCCGGCGCAGCTCGCTCAGCGCGAGGCCGCGCTCGACCCCGTGCTCGAGGTGCCCCATGCGGGCCTGGTTGGCGAGGAACTCCGCCGCCAGGTTGCGGGCGTGGTCATCCGAAGCACCGCGGACCCCACGACGGCGCATGCTCTGCGCCGCGCGCGCAGCCTCCGACGCCGTGGCATGCTGGACGAGTATGCCATTGACCAGATCACGTATGTCCTGGCGACCGGCCGCATCCATGCCGCGCGCCTCCAGCGAATTCACCAGGTCGTCCACAAACGGATGATGCGGAGCCACATCGCGCGACGCCCAGTCGCGCTTGAGCTGCACCTTGGAGACGTTTTCTTGTTTACTCTCGATAAGCCGCTGGCGGCGTTCTTCCGCTTCGCTGCGCCGCTCGAACATCTCCACGCCATAGCTGTTCGGATCCGTGCGGTCGCCATAGGTCACGACGTAATCGCCGTAGCGCCGCAGCGGGAAGTAATCACCCTGGGTGAAGCCCTGCAGGTGCAGCTTGGCGACCCCCTTGGCCATGTCCGCGGTCGCCGGATCGGCAGCAAACGCGGCGAGCCCCGCCTTGGTGCGCGCCGCTTTGCGCAGCGCGTCCTTCTCGGCATCGGTCGCGTCCGGCATGAACGCGTTGATCCAGCCGTCCAGCTGCGCGTTGCGCACCTGCGTGTGCCACTGGTCGTAGAGATCGCGGTAGTCGCCATAGAGTTTCTGCGCATCGGGCGAGAGCCGCGCGAATCGCGCCTGCAGAGTTTGCAGGGCGTTCCTTTGCGCACTCGTGGTCAGATGCGAATTATCCGCCCCCGGTCCTAGGCGTGCCTCGGCCAAGGTCGCGTCGGTCATCAGGTTGCCGAGATCCTGCTTGTCGTCGAGCTGCTCGTAGCGCCGGGTGTAGCCCAGCACCTTGTCGTAGTTCGCATCGACGAAGCGCTTCGAGGTGTGCTGGATCGCCTCCTGCACGTCGCGCCAACGGGCCAGCCCCGGCAACTGTCGCACATAGCGCCCGACGATGCCGTCCGAGGTGGCGGCCGCGAGCAGCCCCCGGCGCAACCGGTCACCGACACCGCGCAGATCGACGCGACGCAGCGCACTGTCCACCATGTCGTGCGCACGCGGCGAGAGCGACACCAGCTGTCGCGCGATCGGCTCGGCGGCGGCGCGCAGCACCGGGTCCTTCGGCAACATCCGCTCGTTGAACCGCCCGGCCCCGGTGTAGATGTCGGTGCCGACATGCAGCATGTGGTCGAGCAGCGTGTATTCCGACGCGCTGGCCGGCGCGCGCAGGCCCAAGGCGCTGCGCATCCAGTTGGTGAAGTAGCGCCAGACCGAGCGCGCCTGCGGCACTTCGGGAAAACCGAGCGCCCGCCAGTTGCGCTTGAAGTCGGTGCCGGGAGTGATCTTGCTGGAAATCTCCTGCAACACCGGATTGGTCATCATCTCGGTGTGGAATTCGTGCGGGTCCACCCGGCCGGTCGCCTCGTCCGGACGCAGCGCCATCAGCACCTGGGTGC